TTGGTTTCAATGTAGGAATGTTGCTTAGTCTTTACTACTTTACCCTGGCCGCAGTAGATGCCTTTACTACACACTGCACACTCACGCCGTATGAGTGGACAAACGTCAAACATTACTCAATTCTTCATTAGGAAGTGGTATGTAACAACCAAGTTCGATACTGGACCACTCCCGAATACTTCTTAGAAAAACTTCCATTTCAGAGGTTGTTAATTCTGTTGTGGATCGTGGAATTTCAACCTCTTCAAAACCATTCTTCGTCTGAACAAACTTCAATTGTCTTAGAAACTTCCGTTTAAGTATTTCGTGAATCTCATCAGGTGTGAATCCGGTATAGTCGGATAAGATGCTGACAACAACTCCCCAGTAATAACGGTTTTCTGGACTAGTTCTTTGTCTTATGACGGGGGATAACTTTACACACAACTTACCTGGAAGAATCTTTAGACATTCTTTAAGCATTTGGTTGTTCTCAATATGAATTGAGACACCGGTGTTAATTGCTGTGAATGAGAATGTCTTTTTCATTAGAAATCAGCCTCTTCTTTTTTCTTTTGTTCAAAGATATAAAATTGTGTGGTTGGAAACATGTTTAGTTCAATGAATCGTTTACCTTCATCGCTTGTTCTCATAACTCCAACCTTTAACCATGTTGTTTTTTCTACTCCGTTTGAGATGTAAACTTTTTTTGTGCAGATGTCTTCGTACTTCATTTTGTTACTCCTTATAGTTGGAATGTTTTATGACAATGTGGGCATTCAATCACTTCTACTTCTACAGCTTTTTTTCTTAACTCATCTTCGAGTATTTTTCTTTCTGCTCTTTCTTTTGCTAATTTTGCTTCACTCTCTTTTCTTACTTTTTCAGCTACCTCAAACGCCTTTTGCTGTTCTTCTTTTCGTTTTAATTCAGCAATCTTTCTTTCTTCTTCGAGTTTTGCTTCGGCTTCTCGCTGTTTTCGACCTGCTTCTTCACGCTGTTTTTGTAATTCAGCCTCTTGCTTGCGTCTTTCAGCCTCGGCTTTAGAGCGTTCCTCGGCCAACTCTTTTTCATATGCTTCCCGTTCAGCCCTAGCCTTTAATTCTTTTTCCTCGGCTTCTTTTTTTAGTTTTTCATTATCAAGCCGAATTTTTTCTTGCTCTGCGTCGTAGTCAGCTTTACGTTTTTTTAAATCAGTCATTACAGATTCAAAATTAACTTCGCTCATTTCGCCGAAAGAATAACTTTCTGTCGTCCAGAATTGCTTGTATGGAACGGCTTTAAAAAACCTTTCGCGATATAGATTTTCTTTTCTTTCCTTCTCAAGACGTTCTTCTTCCATACGTTTCTCAACCTCTAAACGTAGAGCTTCCCTCTTTTTTTCTTCTTGAATCTCAACAAATCTTTCCTGCTGTTCAAGATATTCTTCGATTGGTACAATTACGGCTTTTAAAGCGTTTGCTATTCCATCAATCGCCTTACCTTCCCGAAGAGATTGTTCTTTCAGTTCCTTGCGTTTTTTCTCTAAAGTAATACGCATTTCCTTGAGTTCCAGACGTCCAACACGTGCAATTTTCATGTCAGACTCTTGTTCTGCAGTCGTGACTTTTATAGTCTTTGCCTGTGCTTCCCATTTAGCAGCTACCGTAAAGAAATTTTGAAAGTTATCGAGGAGAATTTGTGCTTTTGTCTTTTCAAGACCACTTTCTTCGACCATCTTCACAAGGGGGCTGTTTGGAACTATTTCGACTTTCATATTGACCTCACTTTATTTTGTTAACAATTTCTTCGAGTTCTGTGCAGAATATCTCAAGCTCTATTTGCAGAGATTTTAAAAATTCCTCATCGCGTTCTACTCGAATGATTAAAGGTTTCATTCCTGGATAGTAAGAAACAAAGTCAGCCCATTCTCGACCTGTAACCAGTAGTTCGCCTTGTACTTGTTGGATGTAATCTGTGGGAAGTTTGTTTTCTAATAAGTAACCGACATGTGTAGAGACACTGGGGCATTTGATCTCAATTAGTCCTCTTTCTCCAACCAATCCGTCAGGACTTGCGCCATACTTTGCTTTCCCATCGGACAAACAAAAACCTACTTTTGTCACTACGTTATCCATGACAATCTGATAAAGATTTCTGGCTTCATCTTCAAGATCACATCCTCGTTGCATAGCTCCGTTCTGATATGATTCCTCGGCCTTTCCTGTAATGCGTTCACCAGCTAACTTATAGAGATAAGTTTTTTTCTGTTTTGAAGGTTCACCTTTGGTTGTAATGATCTTGTCAAAGCTAGAAGCCGTGGGGATACCAGCTCTTACTGCGTACCATTCAGCACTTCGTTGTTCGTGGTCAAAGATGATCATTTCGCCACCTTCTTTTTTCTCTCTTCTCTTTTTCTATCAAGACCAGCTTGTGCTTTTTTATAAGCAGATTTTGGCATATCTTCGAGCTTATCAATTTCCATATACTCAAGGAACTTCTCAACGTTTACATCCAATTCAAGAAACTGGTCTCTAATGTTGCTTAGTTGATGGTCATCAATTTTTTCACTATCTTCTGAAGCTTGACCGTCATCGTCTTGTTCGTGAGTGGCAAGACCTAAAGCGGCTAAGAGTGTGTATCTTTCAAGGTATGTAATTGTGCTTCCGATAGCTTGAATTGAGTTTTTAGATCCGGATGTATCAGCAGCAGCACTTAGTGTTGTTTCTTCACCATGCCCCATGACATGGGTAATTCTGCACGTAACACTGATTGACCCGTTTTGATATGTACTCCATGATGCTGATAACCCATGTTTGCTCAATTCGTGAGTTATTTTCTCAACCACATTTGCAAGAGATGCGTGATTGTATTTAACGTCCTTGAATTTAACGGTTCGATCTTTTTCAATCTTCGGCGGGTTTGCTTTGAATGCTGCCATTGCTTTGTGATAGGCTTTTCTTGCTTCGTTAGCTTCCCATCTCTCTTGTAGGGAAAGAAGTTTCTCTAGCTTCTCAAGATCAGCCCCTTGAGCAATTGCCATCTGTATCATTTCTGACGGTGATCTTTCTTGTGTTTTTATTAGTTCACTCATTTACTCCTCCTTTTAATTCCATTGGTAATACAGTTGAAACTTTAACCTTTGAATATGTTCTTTTTCGGCTTCATACATAAGTGCAATTACTGAAGGGGTTGTCTCAGGAAACAATTTTTCCCAGTCTTGTGTGAACAAAGTACTGGCTAAAATGTTCTTCTGTTCGTTTGTCATACGCCCACCACCCATTTTTCATATGCGAAGAGTAATTCTTTATCTGGCAGGTCAAAAAGTCCTTTTAGTTCATCGCAAAATCCCTCATATTCCATGCGATAATTCGGAGCTATGAACTCATGAATCATGTCATTAAGCTCCCTGATGATTTCGTCTTGGATTTCTACGATCATTAACTCTTTTTCTCTTGGCGTTAGCTTTACCATCTTTTTTTCTCCTTGCATGTGGTGGGTGTGTCCCTTAAGACGAGTGCAAGCGTCTAAGGGGAAGCCGGGACACACCCTGTTTATTTGGATATAATTACGACGTCGATATCTTCGGCGTACTCCAACACATTTAATTCAATCTCTGCATTGCAATCTTGAGCAGTTCGTCCTGACTGTCTGCACTCATAGAAATATTCACTTAGATCCATTGGCTTTTTCTCTTTATCAGCAGGCTGCAAAACTACACATGTTCCGTCATCGCAGATATCCGCATGTACATGTCCTGTGCCCATAGCTAACCAAGCCATGATTAATAAATTCCGCATTGCTCTTCCTCCCATTTATCGAGTAAATCGTCATCAATAACATCATCAGTGTCGTCATATTCTTCATATTGCTCTTCTTCTTTGTCTGATGGATAAAGTTCCGTCCAATCAGGAATATGGTTTCTGTCGGTCATGATGGTTCCTCCAAATTTAAGGGCGTGCCGTGTATGGCTGGGTCATCTGAGTTGGCATAGTCATTTGACTGGCGGTCACGCCCATTAGTGTTTTCTCCGTTTTGAATATTTTCTTGCTGGTATCTTTATCAAGTCACATTCCCTAATGCTTCCATCCTTAACAACAATTTCGCTATTCACAGCCCGTTCCATAACTCTCTTTTGCTCTCCACTAATCCTTGAAGGATGATATCTTCCTCGTGAATGTTGATGAGCCATATCAACCCTTTCGATAAAAAGCTGTATTTCTAACAACAACAGTTCTTACAAAACCTTTACGCTTCATTTCTTCAATCCATCTACCATCAACAATGGTGCTTCCCCAGTGATCGGCGCCTTTGACAGTGTTGGTATGTTTT